GGCGAAAGATACATATGTAATGAAAAATCTTCTGCCGTGGATACGTATGCTGCTAAACATGCGCCGCCATTAGCTCTAGTAGATCCTGAATAATTAACCTTAACAGGACGATCCCCATCACGAATATTCTTATGAATATCTCGACAATGGAGAAAACGCCTGTTAGTTTGGTAAGGAATCTCTGCATAAGCAACTGGATTATTCAACGTAGCCTGAACAGACTGGCCGTTCCATGACTGATCTCCATTGGCAATTAATTTGCCATGAGCATAAGCCTCAAACGGACTTGTTAAGTCTATATATTCAGGTGTTATAGGTCCACAAGTGGTAGAAGTGGTATCAAGAGTGATACTAGTACAACCTTTTACCATATCATCATACCCAGCATAAAACTGTACACGCCATCTGGTACCTCCTCTCATTGCTACAAAGGCAGGATAGAGGTAAGATAGAAGTGTGGTACTATTCATATTCTTATTATGCTTAGTTCCGATAAGATGATCCCAATAATGATTGGTATCTTGATTTGGTAATGGTGGATAATGCTTCATAACGAAAGAATTGGAATATGCTAAAGCATCTTGCTTGATTCCAATTGCGCCAACGAAATTATATCTTTTCAATAATTGGCGGAAAGATCGAACAGATTCACCGTGATATACATCTGCATTATAATCAGTGGAATCCGGTGCCGTCGCAAACGTAGTAAGAACCTGTTGGCTCATAGGTTTAGACGGTTCATCAGTGCAATCTTTATCTTCTTGAATAACATTAGTATTTTCCATACCAGATTATGGTTCAAAACCAACTTGTGGGAAGTACGAGTGTGTTAAAAGTTCATCTGCCGTTGGAACAGCAAATTCTATATCATCACCCGCCGACACAAATACGTTGAGTGCAACAGTGTCTCCTGCTGACAAACTAGGCGACGTAAGTGTGTTCAAAACAGATACAGTAAGTACTCCGTTTGCAAAAGTGTTAGTGGAAGAAAGGGGATAAGATGCACGGGTAATGTGTGCGGATGTTGTATAACCGACACAATCTAACCATGCATATTCACTGCCCCATCCAATCTCAATAGTAAAATCTTTCTCATCAGATATATCAACAATTTGAGTATACTGAATGTTAGTTTCTTGAGAGGAATAGTTGACAGGATCCCACTGGATTTTAATTCTTCCTTTGTGGTAAGCACTTGAAACAATTTGGAATCTATACTTCATCGAACCTCTCCAATATTTGAAAGGCACTGCAGCAAAGGAACATGCTGTTTGATGGTACTCTATTGGAACACCTCCGTATTGCAATTTTTGACATGGCGTAACAGCCGAACTAAAAAGAATTTGATCAACCAAATCAGTAGTTTCCCAAGTGGTTGTAGTCAAAAAAGACTCTCTAGTGGCAATACTACTAATGAGCATTTCATCAGTATTATCTAAACCTACAACCGTTCCGTCAACGGTCAATTCCTGTTTTGCATCGAAAGATAACTTCTCAGTCTCATCTGGAGTATTAGTTAAAGCCAGTCCAGTAAAAGGCCTGTGTTGAGTTTTCATTTCAGGTGCTAAAGTAGGAGGTCTAGAATAGCCAAACAATTTAGCAATATTTGAGATACCGCGAGCAGCAATTTGAGTCGCTTTGGCGTAAGGACCAATAATAGGTGCTTCCTCAAGCATTCCAGCGATTCTCGCAACCGTCGCAGCAGGGCCTGAAACCGGGCCCGAACCATACTCATCC